TTAAGCCACTTTAATTTGAAATACTTTTTTCAAATATGTTGAAAATTCAGCATCTTCACACATTTCTTTTCCATTACTATCTGCAATTTTAGCAACAGGATTCCATACTCCATCTAATTTAACCCATACAAGTTTCATAACTAATTGAAGAGCGTCTACACCAAGATCATTTGATAGATTGGTGCCTATTCCAAATCCAGTGTTAATTCTTCCACGGAAATGTTCAGCTAAATCAAATGCCTTTTCAAAATTTAAGCCATCACTAAAAACAGCTATTTTAGTAGATGGATTAATTCCTAAAGAGGTATAATGAGCAATAAGTTTTTCGCACCAAGCATATGGGTCGCCACTATCATGACGGCACCCGTCAAACAATTTGGCAAAGTATTTATCAAAGTCTCTTAAAAAAGCATCAAAACCAACAACATCAGATAGTGCAATTCCAAGATCACCACGATATTCTTGAGACCATTTTTCAAGCATAAATTTTTGACTATCACATAAGCGTGGTCCAATTGCTTGACCAAGTTGAAGATATTCATGTGCCATTGTACCAAAAACTTTAATGTTAAAATCTTTAGCAAATAAAACATTGCTAGTTCCTACAAAAATTCGATGGTTCATATTTTTTGTAAGAGTTTCAACAACTTCTTTATGCCAAGCATAATTAAATCGACGACGAGTACCCATTTCCGTAATTGTACACGGAAATTGTTTCCCACGACAATTAGCATAGTCAATTTTTGCATTTAAGCGTTCACGAGCTATTGTAAGATCCATATTTGGATATACATTGTGCGTATATATTTCTTGTACTATGGAAAGTACATATATTTCAAACCAACTTACTTCAGTTATAGGACCTTCAGCCCATATTTCCAATTCACCATTATCATTTACAAAGCAGGATATATATTGGCGTTCTAATTGAAAGCGTTTGAGAAAATCAATAAAATCATCTTTTAACCAAGAAATAGTCCGAAGATATTCAATTTCATCTTTTTTGAATCGGAGTTGGCATAAAAGGTCAAGTTGTAGATTGATATCATCTACATATGTTGCCAGATTAACTTTTTCAGTTCTATTTTTAAATTTGAATTTGACCCAAGGTCTTTTAGCACTAAATTGATGGAAGTAAGTTTGTATCATAGAAAATTTATATAAATCGGTATCCAACAATGATTTAATAATAGGGACTATAGACATATTACAGCTTTCTTTTTGTTGTTATGTTGCTAATATATCTGCATGGATATTATTTGTCAATCAAATAAAAATAAAAAAGCTCTATCTTCCATAAGATAGAGCTTTTTATCATCGCCAAATTACATTCTAACTAATTCACATGCACCACCGGCACACGCTGTAGCAGCATCATCAGATGCATTTTTAGATTCAGATACATCTTCAAACATTTCATCCCAAGGAACAGATGTGTATTCTCGTGACAAATCACACCAATCTTTCCAGGAATGCACTTCTTTGAGGCAATATGCCATCTTTTTAATATCATTATCAAAATAGTTAACTGCAAATTTTTTAGCACGACGAATCCAGTCTTTTTGTGCGTCATTTTGGATAGCATCAGATATACCATAGCCATTAACAGCATCACAAGCAAGCCATAAATTATTATCAAATACTCGCAAACCATCTACAATTAGACCTGAAGCCATTAATGATCCATTACCATATATTTTAGCTATTTCAAGTGGTGTATGAACTGCTTGGAATGGTGCCTGTGGATAATCCAAATCACCACTCATGGATAAAAGAGAAATACCGGCAAACCATTTACGATTTAGGTAAATATATTCTTCAACATCATCCCATTCTTTTTCATCAATTATGTTACAGGTATTAGATACATTATGTGTAATATTTTTCAATCTAGAGCGTTCTACTCTAGTACCATAAGTCACCCAATTTTCTTGTACTAATTTTACATCCTCTAATAGTCGTAATGCACTATGATCATTTTTAACACGAGCTCCTTCAGGAACTTCACATAAAAAACTTATTGAATCATCAGTTCCATTATTTGACCATACAGATTTAACAACAGCTGATTTATTAAAGAGTTTAAAAAACTTTAATGTTTCTTCATTAATATTAGCTTGTACTCTACGAAAATATCGGCGTGAATGATGTGGATGGATACCGGATGCAGTTCCTAATAACAAACTTGTAGTACCTGCAGGTTTAACTGCTGTTGTACGAGCTGCTGTATTGATTCCAATGATTGCAGCAACTTCCTCATTTACTTTTTTAATAATATCAACGCCATTGCGCAAAATTTGAGGATTTAATAAAATTTCAGGAGAATCTTGTATTCCTGTTATTGAGCATCCCAATAATGCCTCTTCTTTTATAACAGCTTCTGTTACATTATATCCAATTCTCGAATCAAACATATATGGCATTTCAGTATATGCTGCTTGTAATGTACCTATAATAGCAGATGAACGACACACATCATAGAATCCAAGTTCTGTTTTACATTTTCTACCATTAATTTCAGTCAGATTACAAAATGAAAATCCTGTATTTCCTCTTGAATCAATGCAATTTAAACCTATTTCCACACATGGATTAAATCCAATCTCTAAATCATCAGTCCAAATAAATCCAGGCTCTCCAAAAGACTTAACTGATTTCATAATATGCGCCCACTCTTCTCTGGTGGTGCTATCTCTCAATAACATTACACTATTATTTGATCTGCCTCTCTGTGGATTTTCGTAAAACCAATTTCCGGTTTTTGCATTAAGCATTAATTCATCATCTTTTGAAAATAAGGTAATACAAGCACTGCGTCTAACACCACCAGATAGAACGGCATCAGATGTATGCATTATAATATCATATGCATCAATTGATCGTAGTCTATTTGCGCCAGTATCTAATAACTTTTCAATAAGACTTTCTATTTTATTAATAGAATTTATAAGTCCATTTGGACCAGGTGCTTTATGTCCACTTGATTTGATTAATGCGCCTTCAGGTCTAATTAGTGAATAATCAAATTCTATTTTATAACCATTATATTCTTTAAATTCATTAACTGGATTTTCAAAATATGAATTCATTATTACACCAATTGCATCTGCCCATCCCTCTATAGAATCAGGAATAACAAAAGTTTTAACACCTTTAGTTCTTCTAGAAATATTAGAAAGTTTTTCAATATGTTGAGCCTGAACTGAACTACCTACACCACAACCACAAAGCAATAAATACATACATTCTTGGAATACACGCTCACGATTAATGTGAGAATATGAGCAATTATACATCTTAGCATTTTGATTGATAATTGCTTGTCCACCAAATTGTAGAGCTCTCTGCGAACCTAAAACTAATTTTCTTTTTACTGCTGTTTTAGCTTCATCAAAATAAGGTTTAAGTCTATCCATTACTGATTCAAATTTATTTTCGTGCATTTCAAAAACACGCTCTACTTGTTCATCCCATGTCTCGCGTCTTCTTTTTGATGGGTTATATCTTGCATATTTTGCTATCCGGGTATACTCTTGGAGTGCCTTAATTGACATAAAATTTTCCTTATTTGTTTTTTACCAAAAAAAACACACTAATATTGACTTGAGTCAACAATAGTGTGTTTGCTCATTTATTTATTAAATCACTATAATTTGTATTCTTCAAATGAAGAATATACAAGATATAGTGATATTCAATAAAATATATCCTATCTACAGCAAATAAAATAGAATGTTATTATTCTACTTTAATGCCAAATACTAGGAGTTTGAGTTTATCAATCAAATGAAATTCTATTAAATAAAATAGACTCTACGATAAGCTCTACGACTCCAATAACTAATGCATTTCCCATTAAAAAACCACGCTTGACATCTGTACAGCCTTCAGTATGATTATCAGGAAATCCATTCAATCTTTCTAGTTCAATTGGAGTGAGCCTCCTATAGCGACCACTAGGGCATTTAATGAGGTGAGTTGTCCTAGATGGAGATGAGCCACCCTCACTTGTTATTATCGTCCTAGCGGGCTTGTTAGGGCTATCTGGGAACGCCATAGCACCTTCTTTATACAAATAAGAATATCCTGTCTTTGGATCTATGCGCTGTTCACTTTTTGATCCCTTTAAATAAGCCCATCGAGAAACAATATCTTCATCAATAAAAAATTTGGATGGCACATCTTCTTCATTCTGAAGATAATCGCCAAGTGTTTTAAATGGTCCATTATATTCAGGTACAACATCCCTAGTAACACCTTTTCGATTACTAAAAAATCCACTATTTCTAAAGTCAAATGAAAAATCTTGTGTTATTTCATGTAATTCACCTATAATATCAAATTCTTTTTCTTTAGTATTTACTTTTTGAATAGATGGAAAGGCTGTTTCAAATACACTTGCAACCATATCTACTTTAGGTTTCAAATAAGCAAAAATAAATGTTCTTTTCCTTTTTTGAGGAAATCCATATTCAGCTGCATTAATGACTCGCCATTCAACTGAATAACCTAAATCACTCAAACATGCTAAAATAATTGCAAAATCTCTACCAGATTGGTTCGCAGGAGATTTTAATAATCTATCTACATTTTCAAGTAAAATATATGATGGCAATTTAGCAGATAAAATCCTATGGATATCCCACCAAAGAACCCCTTTTTTACCCATAATACCATGTGACCTAACCAAAGGTACCGCTACGCTGTAGTTTTGACAAGGAAACCCTCCTACCAACATATTAAAATCAGGTAATGAAGATTCATCAACTTTTGATATATCTTCATTAGAATGGTCGGTAGATCCAAATTGCTTTACATAAATATCAGAAGCATGTTGAACCTTAGTAGATGGCTCCCATTGATTACTCCATACAACTTCATAATCACCTGTATTTTCAAGTGCTACTCTAAATCCACCAACTCCAGCAAATAACTCAATTACTTTTATATTTGACATATTATAGACTTGCTAACATACTTGATACATTATTAAAAAAATCAGATGATGACATATCACTCTCACATACAAACAATGGAACATTTGTTAAAAATGCTAGATTGGTTTGATGTATCACATCTTCTTTTCTTTCATATCCATCTTCAATGAAAACATAAAATTTCTTTTTTGGATACTGACCACTTAAACAATATTTACCATACTCTAGTAAAACAATAGGTTGTATTGTATCAGAGCTAAAATAAAATATAATATGTTCACTTTCTTTTAATCGATTAACTTCCCACTCAATTTGCTCTTTTAAATCTATAAAAGCATTCCATATTTTTCGACGTGGATTGAAAACAACCCAATCATTGGCTAATGAATCTTTTAATGACTCGGTAATAACTGTTTGCCAATTCCAACAATTTTGTATACCACCAGCCAAAAATATACGACGGGATTTTTTAAATAATATTTCAGATGGCGCTTCACAATAAATCATAATTTTCTCCTTTAGATGAATATATCATCCCATATTTCATTCAATCTGTTTGCAATATGCCAAGCTAATAATGGAGGCACTGCATTTCCTATAATTTTATACCCTTGACTTGGGCTTAATTTAATACTAGAACTATTGATAACAAATTCATAATCATCAGGAAATGTTTGTATCATCGCACATTCTCGAACACTTAAACGGCGTTCAGGTAACCCTAACAATAATTCAATGATATTTTTCCCACCATTTTCTAATGAAAGCCTACGATATTCAATATTACCATGATGCTCTGCTCGGATAGTTGGACCAGGGCCATTAAGATTAATCTCTCTATTGCCTTGTTTTCCTTTTAAAAATTTAGCTTTGCTATAAAATTTATGCGATAAATCAGTTGATGAATTTGGTTCATCTATATGTGTAAATAGATTGCCAGTTGTCGCCATTTGGCGTAACGAATGGCAATGTGTTTTCATAGGATATGGATCTATATTACATAGCCCATCTTTTTTCATATGACTAATACTGAAGCCAATAAATATGATACGCTCTCTAGTTTGAGGTACTCCATATTCAATAGCTTTCATAATTTTAGCAGGTACTACAATATAGCCATCACCAATACAACGAAAATCATTTTCTATAATTGATTTGATGTCTCCAAGACTAGCTAAACCTTTTACATTCTCTGCAATAAATACTTTTGGCTTTACAATACCAATAACTTCACGCAACCAATAGTAAAGCATTCCCCTATTTTCAATTGATGGTGCATCATCATTTTTGATAGAGCCTGTATGACTTTTAGCTGAATTTAAACCTTGACGCTTACCAGCATAACTAAAATCATTACAGGGAAATCCACCGGTAACCACATCAGCTTCTGGAAAAATTGATTCACCCGCTTTATGTCGCTTTACTAAATCAATAACACTATCTAAATGGTAAATACCATCAATGTTTCGACGCTTACTAAAATAATTCTCCCATGCTATTTTTGCAGAGGGAAGAATGTCATTCGCAAATATGGTCTCGAATCCGGTTTTCGGAACGAAACCTCCATCGAAACTTTGTTGATTGATTGAGAATCCACCTTCAAATCCAAGATCCATCCCTCCGCAACCAGTAAATATTGAAACTACTTTACGCATTAATGTTCACTTTTTTATATATGTTGATACATTTTTAATAGTTAATGGTTCCCAATCCGGCATTATAAGAAATCGACTACTAGGAAGCCAATCTTTTACTTGTTCATGACAAAATGTTTGTTTTTCAAATCCGATTGAAATTAAATCAACAAGCGCCCATGCATCAATATCAGTTTCTGCTTCAATTACAGCATTTATTGATATGAATTTATCTCCCTTAGCATTAACTTTTTCACCGTTCTTCCATCCATATACTAGAGAACCTTTTTGCCACCAAGAAAGCCAAAACCGTTTATTGTGACTTGACATTTATACCTCGTAATTATCTAATTAGAGTCTAGAAAAAAAATGGTTCTGCGTTAGATTGGCGTTATCTTATAAATAAGAATAAAAGAGGTTATATATGGGTACATGTAGTAGTTTTTTCAATGGAAAAAATTTAGCGGGAATAATCAATCAATATAATATTAAAAATTTCGTAGAAACCGGTACTGGTATGGGGGCAAGTGTTGAATGGGCTACACAGCAACCTTTTCATAATATATGGTCAGTAGAAATACATCAACCTACATTTGAAATTGTAAGTAAAAAATTTATTAATAACTCAAAAGTTAAAATATGGAATTGTCCATCAGTAGAGTTTTTGGAGAATGCATGTACTTTAGATGGTGGTATTTTGTTTTTTCTTGATGCACATTTCCCTGGTAGTTATTATCATGGCATTGAACTATCAACCGGTACTGATGATATTATGTGGCCTTTGGAATTAGAACTACCTTTGATTAGTAAAATGAGACCTATAGGTAAAGACTTGATACTATTAGATGACCTTAGAATATATGAAAATGGGCCATATGGAAGTGGATTATGCCCACCTCAATATATGAGAAATACATCTATGGATATTATGGGGACAACTTTACTGACTACACATACATTAACGAAGCATTATCTCGATGAAGGATATGCACTTTTTACACCAAAATAAAAAAAGGCATCCATTTGGATGCCTTTTCTTTATCATATTCAATTAACGTTTAAATTTGCCTTGCTCATTAAATTTTTGTGGGTTTGGCATACTACGTCCAGGTGCTTCTTTCCCTATGGCCGTTTTAACATCTTCAGCTCTTCTTTTAGCAACTTGGCTTAATAGTCCTGCATTTTCACTATTATTGGCACCAGCACTATTGGCATTTCGTATATTTTTTTCTCTTGATTTTCCAAGTAAATCAACATTACTACCTTTAGCTGGTGCTGTTTGTCTTTGCACTTGTGCGCTTTGGCGCCTTGAACTACGATCAAAATCAGTTTCAGGAGCTTGTCCATTTTTTGCTGCTTGTGCATCATTATATTGTTCAATACGATTTGCTTCAGTGATAGTTGTAAATCCTCTAAAAATAGCCTCAATAAGATGTGTATTTTCTTTAGTCATTAAAGACTCTAGAAACGCAGCAAATTTTTTATTCTTATCCATAATAAAATCCTTTTGTCATTATGGAAATAGTTTATAGAGAAAAAAAAAATCCACTACATTAATAGTGGATTTTGATGGGATAATTAAGTAAAAATATACTCATCCCCACAAGTACCTAAATCTCTTAACAATGTTAATCGTGAGCAGAATTCTTTTTCAGTCAATACTGTTTGACTTTCCTTTTTTTTACCAAGGCTATGTGTAAGTATTTCATTTTCTGTAGAAAGTATATCGCGCTTAAAATTTTCATTTTTGAATAATGAATTGTATGCGCTATTTAGTAATAATTGATATTCTTTAGATTGTCTTTGAAATGAAACTCCGTTCCAATATAAAAACTGATCTTTTCTCCAATTAGATTTCTGTCCACCTTTATTGGCAGATGCACCAATTCTTGTACACATTTCAAGTTGAACTGTTTTTTGATTAAACTTAAATGATTGAAGCAACCCTTCCATAGAGTAGCATTCTACATTATCAAATATAAATCGCCGAGCAGTATAATTACTTAACCTACAACCAAGTCCAATATTATTTCCACCAATATCCATAATTTATACCTGTAAAGTGTTCTCGGATGGCTTCGAACCATCAATCTTTTCATTCGTAGTGAAACGCTTTATCCATTTAAGCCACGAGAACATAGTTTTATAATCCATTTACCGAACCGGTTATTTGATAAGTAGGTATGTTGTTGTCTATTTTAGTTGGATTATTAACAGCAACCCACATATTATGAAAAATTTCTTTATGTGATTCTTCAGTTATTAATAATAATACTGACCTTAATCCTAACCAAGAAACAATACGATCTGAATAACATTCCGCTTGATTTATGGATATATGATCAGAATATATTCTAGTAAACGCACCCATAATCCTATTTACATATTTAGGTGCATTTCGTGGTTTAAAATCACAAAATACATGACTCCAAGCTTCTTCTTTGCCAAGTTCAAATAATTCATTTGATACTAAATCTGCAATATAATAGGACATATCTATCTCCAGTTAATCTAACAAGTAGGTAATATAATAGGCGGTATAGGAATCGAACCTATGACCCTCTTCGTGTAAAAAAGACGCTCTACCAGTCTGAGCTAACCACCTAAAAAAATATCGGTATGGGGTGAGTCGAACACCCTTGTTCTTGTTCCCAAAACAAGCGACTGACCGTTAGCCTACACACCGTTAAAAAAATCTATCTATCCGGATTCGAACCGAAACCTCCTGCGCCCAAAGCAGGTATGCCACCGGGTAACACTTTAAATAGTAAAAATAAAGAGATGCAATCTTAGTATTAAGGAGTGACCTCCACCATACAAATATTCATTTCACCAAAATGAAATTACTGGACGCTTTTCCCTTGATTGCTAGGGCTAGATGGTTAGTCCATTTTCTCTACAATCTCTTTAGATATCAATAGGATTCAAACCTATATTTCCTTAATAACCATAAATGATTTTTAGGAGCCTTTATCGCTATTACATATATGTATAATAGTACTTAACGTCTTTTTCAAGAAATTAATGAAAATTATAGAGACATATAACTTGCCGCTATTCATTCACGGTTAGCTGATGATATCTTTAAAAATAAAATCGAAGTAAAATTGTACACAGTCTTTTTTGTCAAATTTGAGGTTTGTTATTTAGAAGTATCTGTATACTGCACTATCGATTTAAAGCACCAAGTGGGATACGATCCCACAACCTTCACTTTGGAAGAGTGACGCTCTACCAATTGAGCTATTGGTGCATTATTATGTTTCTAATTTAGAAACTTTTTCCTTCAGCGTATCGTTGCCTTCTGTAAAATCTGCCATTAACTTTATTTAAGGCACAATATGTTGGTGTTAATGAATAACAATTAGGACATAGTAATATAAGCTGGCGGAGGGATTCGAACCCACGTAAACCAAAAAGGCATTCGGACTACAAAACCGCTGCTCTGACCAACTGAGCTACACCAGCAAATCTTATTTAAAAATATGGAAATGGGGGGATTCGAACCCCCGTCCAAAACTAATTCCAATCTCACTCATACACGCTTTTCCTCTGTTATGAAATCTCGAACCATATACCCATAGAGGCTAGTACATTAGTTCACTCTCCCTTTTATCTTAATAGTTATTCGTTAGGGATACAAATAATTAAGCAGTCCCTGTGTGCGACCGCCTCAAACTTACTAGGACATCTCAGTAATTGGCGGAATGACTACTAAGCAGCCATCAAGTAAGCAGTGTCTTCGACATCTGTTTGTTAATCGATTTTTTAAGAGGCCAACGATCATCCTCTGCGTGCAACTCAATCTTCTTTAATTCTGTCGAAACCTAGTCATCCCCAAGAAAAATAGAAGAGAAACAACATATAGAGTACATTTTTAAGACGGATTTGAACCGAAATCTCCACCTTTTCACGGATGGCGCATTAACCGATTATGCTATAAAGCCAAGTTTTTGGCGGCTTCGAAGTAACTCTGTATTACAGTTCTTCTATAGTTAAAAATTGCGGGAGTTGGATTTGAACCAACGATCTTTAGGTTATGAGCCTAACGAGCTACCAGACTGCTCCATCCCGCGTTGTTATTACAATATATATTTTCTTTTAATTTATTTCAATAGTTAGTTAAGTTGTAAATAGGGATTGAACCTATATCCTTTTCCATACCAAGGAAATGCTCCACCAATTGAGCTATTACAACATATTCAACTCAAATAATTTCTCAAATTGATCCATTTTTTTCATACCAAATACATCACCATAAGCAGTAATCACTCGTGTTCTGATTGTTCTATCTGACCATCCATGTTTACGAGCATCACCAATAAATTCCTTCCAATCGACAATCCAATCTTCATTTTTAATTCTCTCAAAGATAATTTCTAATGGAAGACCAACAGTGTCAAATAATCGGAAAACACCGGCAACTACTTTTTTACCATCTTCACTTACACCAACTATATTGATTTTCATATTTCCTCATTTTTTTTATTATGGACTAAGTGGAAATCGAATCCACCACAGAAAAATCCCTGCGTATACAGGGAGAAGCCGCCCATTGATAATTATCGAGAAAGTGAACCATCAATACTACTACGTTTTGTAGCATCGCCAGTTGCTTCTCTATGACCTTTTATTAATTGTTCAACCGTTTTAAATTCAGTTTTATCCATTTCTTTAGTAGAAACTGATGTAACCGTCCAAACATGTCCCCATTGATCATTTTCTTTTAATTGCACATTTTTACCCAATATAGCTAATGAAGATGGAATCCAAGCAACTGTAGTGTAAATACCAAGCCGCTCTTGTTCTCTTCGTAATGTACATTGTTTGTATAACTCTTTTTTAGCCATTATAGACCTCCTAAAATATTTAGTGGATACACTTGGGGGTCGAACCCAAAACCTTCCGCTTGCAAGGCGGATGCTCTACCAATTGAGCTAGTGACCCATAATAAAACCGAGAAAATTCAAATAGAAAAGTTTTTCAGTGCTCTACCGTTGAGCTATCGGTCGTCGTATCGACCGAGTTGGAGTCGAACCAACATCCCAGGCACCCAATGCGAAGTAATTCTATTCTACACTACGGTTTTTTTCTTTATACTCGTATTGGGAGTTGAACCCACTTATCGACCTTATAAGAGCCGCTCGAATACCCATCCGACCTACGAGTTAATAGTACACGGCGTTGGTATTGAACCAACCACATCTTCCTTATCAGAGAAAATAGCCCACCTGGAACTAGCCGTGTAAATAGTCTCGATAGGTGGACTTGAACCACCATCCTTTGCCTTATGAAAGCACTGCTCCACCATTGAGCTATATCGAGAAAATAAAAATCAAGGAAAAACGAACACAGTAGTTTTTTCGTTTGCAATGAAGTAACTGTATTCTGCACTATGATTTTTTTAGCGGAGAAGATGGGAATTGAACCCACGACCTTAGCGCTGACAACGCTCTGCTCTTCCTCTGAGCTACATCTCCATAATAGTTCCAATGGGACTTGAACCCATGTCGTTGCCGTGAAAGGGCAGTGTCCTAACCATCTAGACGATGGAACCAAAAATTATTACCTACTTGTCAAACCACTCTTACCATTCTATGATGATAAGTTTTTATTACTGACTAGAAAGGACTCGAACCTCCAACCACCTCGTTAACAGCGAGACGCACTACCATTGTGCTACTAGTCAAAAAATTTAAAACAAAAAACCCTATAGATTTGAATCTATAGGGTTCCTAGTATTTCTACTTAATTAGACTTATCGATTAGGAACCCTATAAAGGAAATCGCGTCCAGCAACTACAATGATCTCATTATCACAGCCATTAATTGGCGCAACATTCGTCATTGTTATATTTGCGGGCATACGGTTCATTTTAAAATCCTTAATTATGAATCTAACTTGATTCTGAATATAATATAGTTTATTACAATATCAAATGTCAAGCATTTTTATCATTTATTTTAAAAAAGTTTATTTTTATTGAAAATAGTGCTTTTTTAGTTAATCTAGGTTAGCCAAAACCTCTTCTACATCACCATAAACTTGATTTTCCAATTTTTTAATAACTAAAGCTGGATCAACATCTGGATAGAAATGGTTGACAAGTTGTGTTACAAAATATTTTCCTTCATCATTTAATGTAGCATCAAAATCAAGTTCTAGTCCTTCTTCGTGTTGAACACCTGCACGACCGCCATATTCATAATCAAATGATTCATCTGTTATTGTTCTAGTTCCATCCACATCAAATACTAGATACATCTCCTCATCATCAATATCTTCAGCATCGAATTCTTTTGGTAAGTCCCAAATAAATCCAATTTGACCACTAACTTCATCACCTCTTTCATCAAGATTAATATCGTCGTTATTAATAGTCAATGTTCCAACATCAGGTACAGCAGGTGGAGTTCTTCCTAATCGTATATCGTCAAATCCTTCATTCAATGCTACGAATCCTTTTTCTATAGATTCAATTAATGAACTATTTCTATCATTTTTTAATGAATTAAGAAACGCCAAAAATAAATTTGTTTGCATATAAGCCTCATTTTTATATGTAATAAGTTTATAACAAAAAAAGCTTCATATAAATATGAAGCGTTTTTATTTGTTAGATTATTTTTTTCCGATATGATAATCCTGTACCAGGAGCACCAACACTACCAGTTACACCTTTTTTTCCAACATTAACACAGGCACCTTTTACACCTAAGGTGAAACTAATGCCACCTAGACTAAGGTTCATTTTTACGCCAGGAAATATGCTAATGCTTTTATTGAATCTTAGTCCCATTATTCATCCTCAGTTTCATCATAATCTTTTTTATTATCTGAAATGTATTTATGTATCCAAATTCCTAGGAAAACTGGCCATAATACAATTCGTGCAAGTGCAAGTCCACAGGCAAAAAAGTTATTAAATCTAGATTGTTCAATTAGATTTGGAAGATTGATTGCACACCAGGTTAATCCTGTGATTATATAGTATGCAATGAATTTCTTTTTAAATTCAGGTGACATATATGTCCTTTCTATTTAGATATATTTTTTATCAATTTATAGGCACCATATCCGATGCCACCAATTAATACGAATGGCGCTACCATTATTACTAATGAAAATAATCCGCCTAAAACCAATTTTAACAAAAAAATCCCCATAATAATTGCAAATATTATTATTACTACATTTATAAAAGTTCCCATATTTTCTCCTTGTACATTGTACATTTTAAATAAGTGGCATTCTCGTTACATCAATGCCTTGTTTTAAACAAAAAATCATATCTAATATGATGGAATGTCCTTCTGCTTTCGCCAGATTATATACCGGTATATTATTAGCTCGTGCAATTTTTATACCTAATGCTGTTCCGCCATTTTTTTCATCAACGGCATAGCAAACTAAAAAGCTTACCTTGGTTTTCAGATCGGGTCCAAGTATAATCATTGCATTTCTTCCATGCAATTGTTTAACGAATGGCGTGCATGCGTCCCAAGCAGGATGGAAATGAGAGGCATATTCAATAGAATCACTGGTAGCCTGTTTGGCTTTATATATTTCTATTGTGCCACCTGTTTCCAATGCTGCTGATTCAAATGCTAGGTCGCAACCAATAGCGCCTCCACTACGGAGAACATATCCAACAGATGCGATTACGGTTGCGAATTCCTTCATCAACTCAATCATATCCATTGGAACGCCATATCTATTTCCGACACCAGCATAAAATAATGCCATTATGATACCTTTGTAATAACAATTGCCGGATCAGCTAGATGTGTTATAATTTCAACTTTAGCGACATTTGGTATAACATTGAATGCATCTAAATAATCACATTTACGCAATCGAATTACATTATGTTTCCCAATAGTAACTCTTTTTCCTGTTGTTTTTCTACTAATATATAATTTATTATTAATAGAATTGATGTATACAACATCACCTTCATTAAATCCGGCAGTACGTGTTATTTGCGTTTTAAGGGTCATTCTAGACCGACTGCCAAATTGTGGTGTAAACGTACCATCAGCAGCAATAAAAACCTTCCCTGCTTTCGTATTGTTCGTTTGTTTGGTATTTTGTTGTTGTGTAACAAAATTAGTATGAAGTTTTACTGTTGTTGGTTGTGCTGTTAAGCCTTCTTGTTCAACCCAATATGGATTATAATCGATGGGATCATTTCCGATTTTATGAAAAATAGTAGCTTGTGTTCCTGCCGGAGCACCTTTAATTAATTGTTGTGTTGTGTTATAATGCGTAGGCATTGTATACGAGTGTACCGTTGTACGAACTACATCATGCTTGATATAAAAATTTCGTTTCCGTAACATTTGAGTAATGTCATATGCGGTAAAAGTTCTATTGAGGCGAATGACGGCTTCAATTTGATTTTCGATGTTTTGTTTGTCAGGTGTATTCATATTAATGTCCTGGAAACCATTCGCTTTTAGCGGATGGGATAAAAATAGTTAAAATAGGCAGTTTAACAAGATACCTAGCTTGTTGTTCCGTTAGGAACTTAGTTAGTGCTTACGCACAACTCTCACCTTTCGGTGGTATATGGAGCTTACGCTCCGTGTACATCCTCGCCACTGGCGAACATCGCTATCCCAAACTGGACGAGCATTCGGGACGACTTCAACCTGCTACGGTTAGTTCACTCAGTTTGTCATTTTATTGCACCTTGCGGTGCAAAAGGCTGACATCGGCTAGTCAACAGCTTTGAATCTCGTAGTACTACCTCGTAGCAACTCGTTTCGCACTACAAGCCTATCGGTCTTTAGCTGATGGGTAGTTGACTTATAGTCCTTTACTTAAAATCATATTATTTGTGTTCTTCGTCCAGTTTTTTTATATTTCCATTTATATTGCTCATATAGCCACTCTTTATCATTAAGGAGTGGGTATTTTCTAGAAATTGATTTTCGTTTCATTTATCTGAAAACTCTACTAAGTATTTTAGATTACATTGGCCTAGTCGATATACTATCATCTCATTATTCATCACACCAGATTGACCACCTTTAGCAAAGGTTGAATCAAAGCCTGGTTTTGGTAAATTATTAGATGTACCGGTTGGTACAAAATATTTACCCATAGCAACATCAGCAAGAAACATAAAGCAATTATTATCTTTAGCATTTCTATCCCAATAACCTTGTGCATAATTAAGACTTTTGGTGCTCTGATCACTGAAGTATGCACCATCACCAAAAAGTCTTCCACATACATGAGGTGCATTAGATTTAGGAATCATTAGACCAGATTTAAGAATTGATAACACATTAGATACTCGTGTACCATGCCAAAGTTCCATCACACCGCCAACATTTAAACCATCTTTAGTATAGCCTTCTACCATATCAGCGATTTCTACACTAAATACACGTTTAACTTTAAGTATACTAGAAGTATGCATAGTTTGTCTAGTTTTATTAAAGAATGCGATAATATAATCGATGATAGATTGATCTGTAACCAATTCAAGTGATGTTTTAAACACAACAGGAATATCTTTTGGTTTTTTATCGGCATCATCATCAGTTGTTACTGGCACAGTAAGGACTTGTTGTAGGGATGCATCTAAAGAATCAAGAATTTGTATTTCTTGTTCAAATGACTTTACATTAGGGAAAATATCTTTTGGATCTAATTTTCTACCAACTTTTCTAGGTATTAATTGGATATAAGTTTGTAATTTTTTGATAAAATCTTTATCAATATAATCATTTTTTTCAACATATGGCAATAGTTCATCGAGTAAAACACGAGCCTCATCAATACCTTCTTGTGTTACAATGCCACAAGGTGTTGAAAATGTTCCTTTTTTAGCATCATATGTCATTGTAGTAGAGCTAACAATATTATGAACATTTGCTTTTATAAGGTAGCGAATCAAATCAGCAGATTCTTTTGATGAGTTTGAGATTTGGTTTAATGCAATATCGAGTAAATTGTCGGATTGCGTTTTAACTTCAACATTAGTAGAAGCAATAACTTTTAGTTTCGTGTAACCTTTAGTGGTGCCTTCTTTTTCTTTACATTTTTTTTCAAAAAAAGAATTTGCAGCATATTCACTTGAAAAATTTTTATTATCTGTTTGAGCATTTTCATTGCCCACACGACCATATTTGACTTCAATAGAATGGTCGTCATATTGAGCTATATACCAAAATTTATTATTATTTTTTGCAACATCTGACTTGATGTATTTTGCTTCACGAACTAGATTTGCCATTATATCTCCTATAGAGTTCTTAATTAAGCCCTTACTCCGACTTGAACGGAGATCTAACCTTTAGGAAAAGTGTGCTCTCTCCAGTTGAGCTATAAGGACGTAGATTAATATAGCATTATTCATATAAAATGTAATACAAAATTATGGAAATTATTTATTTTTTATTGTCGCAAATAAGCTTTTTATCACCTCAACATATGCACTCATCATTATGGTGTCATTATCATTTATTAGCTGATTGATAGTTTTATTTTCGCCATCTTTAAACAAATATTCACATATAAATGTTATTTCAGCAATACCTTGTGACTCATCCATAGGCATTTCATATGAAATGCGACCAAATACTAATGAAGTTGTTGATATATTTGGTTCTTCATCCCAATCATGCATAAGTTCTTTAGCAATTGTATTATATGATAATTTTAAATCATTGTCTATCCATTCATATTTACATAGTACTTTAGAGCCATCATCATCAATATAAAATGAACAATTTGGTAAGCAGTTATTCATCTGCATCATCTCTTGCATATTCATAAAAAAATCCTCAATCATAAACCCATTGTCTAATAGGAGTGGTGTCACCAAGTAATTCGGTAATAACTCCATTTGTGATAACGATTATCAATGGATAATCGTATGCTTCACATATTAATTTAACTTTTTTTGTATCATTATATGTTATTTTACATCGCTCTAGAGATAATGACCTACCATCAATTATCAATCTTACCGTACAACAGGTTCCAATTGGGAATAAATGCAAATCTTTATTATTTATAGGAAAATTTATGCTTAATGTATCAAATATAATGTTGATACATTTATCAAAAATTATTGTTCTAATTAATATCTGTATCATGGAATGAAAGAATAATAATATGAATTCACACCAACTTGATCTTCATATTGATACAATTCAATCTCATCATCATCGTCAATTTCAACCTCACCTATATCAATACCTACCTCTTCTAGATATTCTATATCGTCTTCACTTAATTCACCACTTTCATATGAATTATTAATTCGCTCGATTTCTTCCATTTCTTCAAGCCAATCTTGTAAATCATCTCCATCAGATGTTTGGTATGTGAAATATATGATATAATATTCTGCACCTTGTTCATTGCTTCTATGCTCAACATCAGTTATATAGCATCCATAATAGTGCTCTGAATCAATCACATGACTTATACGCGTAAAAAACTGCCCTACTTTTGGCAAACCATTATCACTTAACATAAGATTTGAATTGAATTTATCAAATAAAATATTAATACAAAAATCTATCACATAATGACGAACGGCTAAATCAATCATAAATTACCTCATATAATATAATATAGCTGTTGCGTGACTATATATGTTAATACAGTTTGTTTAGACTTTTTTCTTTATTTCAGAAATATCTGAACCTATTGTTTGAAATATTTTAGTAATAGTTTTAAAATCATCTGCAATAGATTTTATAGAAGTGGATATCAATTTGATTTCTTCAATCATCTTATCCATTTTTTGTGTTTCTTCTCTTTTACGAGTATCTGCACCGCGTGAATATTCTTTCATCTGTTTTGATATTTCTTCAGCACTTTTTGATAAGCGTTCTAATTCTCTAAATTCTGTTTGATTTAATGCAGCAGTCATTCTTCCCTCACTTTTTCGGTTGTACTTACAACCCAATATATATATGGTCGCCAGGATTCATGTGGAATCCTCCCACCTATTTTATTTATAACACTCTTAGGTACAGATTTATCTAATGTAGGAATACCAACCCTAGTTCTAAGCTTCCAACCTAAATCTGATATTAGCTTATCACTTTTTATATTATTACAACTTAAACAAGATGCCCTTACATTACACCAATCATCTAGACCACCTTTTGATAATGGATATACATGATCAATCGTCATAGTAGTGATAGTTAATGGAATTCCACAATATACACATTTTGATTTATCTCTATCAAGTATATTTCTTTTTGTTAATGGCAATACTTTTACCATTATAGTTGATTTTGCTTTTGCATGTGGTTTACGAATAATAGATGGACAATCCATTTCTATTGTTCGATTTCCTTTTTTATCAAAAGCACTTCTTAATGTAAAATCATCATATGAACTTACAATTTCAGCTCGTCCAGCAAAATAATCTGAAATAGCTTCTTCCCATGAAACAACATCTGTTGGAGAATATGCAGCATTTAATACTAAAACTTTAGGTATTGCACTATCCAATAAATTTCTTTCATTTTTTTGTTTAGACCGCATAATAACCACCTTTTTTTTAAATCTATTTTATTTTTTTGCTATAAAACAAAAAAGGATGTGTTTCCACATCCTTTTTTAAAAATGATATGTATCTATTGAACTGATCCAAATCCATTCCAATTTTCAGTTGGTGGTACTCTTCCACCAAGACCGCCGTTAAATCGAGCTGAAGCCATTTCATCATGTGACATATTGTTTTGATGTGGATTTGGGCTTGATTGGCGTTGTCCAAGAGAAGCATCGCCATAAGCCGAGCCTTTCATTGGTGTGCTATATGGTTGATTTGCAATTTTTTGATTGCTACTTGATGCATATTGATCAGTATTTGATACTGTTAATTTTGGTTTACGACCACGAAATTTATATACAGTTTCTTCTAAAGCATAAATTAAGTGCTTATCATCATATTTGATAATTTCACCTGCATCTGTTTTTAGTGTAAATGTTCCATTTTCTTCGTGTGTAATAACGACTTCATTGACTTTTGTTGATTCATTCATTTAGATATCCTTTAGTGTTCCAGACACTGATTATATCTAACATAACTTTTTCAACATAAAATAACCACTTTTTTGCTACCAAAATCGAATCATCAGATAATCCAGATGATATATTTTTTAATTTTATAAGTATAGGATATTTTTCATATAACATAATAACTTCTTTCAATTCCTCATATGTTATATATTTCATAAAAACCGATTGAAAATCTGCTTCCATTTGTTCAACACATAAAGATTTTTTGAATAAAGTCCACTCTTCATCTGGTATCAATGGCCATTTTTCTTTCATTTCTGCTATACTAGTATCATACGCATCAAGCATACTACTTGTATCACTGACTAATCCCCAATACTTATATATTTCAGCAATAAAATTGAAGTGGTTGTTCTCCACTTCATTTAAAATATCATCAATACTTTCCATTATCGCTTCCTATTAAGATTTGCTTTAGCTTCCTCTGAAATCTCATCCATATCAATTTTCAATCGACCTTTTTTAGATACCATATTAGCTGTATCAATACTACGAAGACGACTTTCAACTGCATCTTTAAGCAAATCCAATGTAATGTTACCATCAGTTGTAAATGTATGGCAATCACTGACTAATCCGGCAACCATAACTTGAGTAAAATGATTGGCAATTACAGTATCTGCAATATCAACAAATTCTTTAGAATTTTTGGTAAACATCACTTTTCCTTTAGGGGAAAATGCTTTTTTAAATTCTGCCGTAGGATAATAGCCACGCTCACGTGCTTTATTAAAAAATATAGATGATACTTCATCAATTGATTTTGGATTTTCTACAAGCATAACATCATCAAATCGTTCAGGACGATTAATGACTGTCATATGAAGTTTGCTTGGGTCATTTACTGTAGCAATGTAAAATCCGGTCAAATCACGATTATTTTTACCATCTAAATGTTTTAAAAATTCATTAGTAATTTCGTCTTTACTTGTGAATGGAGCACTATCTAAATCATCAAAAATAACTATAGAGTTTTTAAACATTTTGAATATTTTAAATGTACTACGAATTCCATGTACTGAATTAATACTATCTGGACTAACCCAAAATACCAATCTGTCACTAAATTCATTGATAATTTTATGAAGACTTATAGTTTTACCAACACCTGGCTCACCAACAAATACCATACCTCTACGCGTACCTTCATTTAATACACGAGTAATTGCTGTTACAATTTTTGGTATTGGTAGATTGGTAATTTCTTCTGTAATTGGTACTCTATTTTGAATTTCAAGTTTAGTTCCATTAATTATGATAAAATTCTTTTTAGTATCTACTTTTTCAATGTAAAGTTCTAACATAATTTGCGTAATTTTGTCACGCAACTCATCTGGATGTAATTTCATTCCTGTTACAGAATGGAATAAGCGACAATTAGTACTTGATGTTGTATCTTCACCTTCACTCATACCAACCATTGTTTTAACAGTCATTCCCCATTTAATTTCTTTATCTAATGATCCAGCAAGTTTAAATGTTTTTGAAATTGGTGATTCAACTGAATCTTCTTTTTTTGATGAATCATCTACAACATGTTCAATGACTATATTATATTTTTCTCTATGATAATCACTCATTTCAATGAAGCACTCTATCATAGCATGCGTCACATCCATATTCATTTCGTCAATATAATTACCATTTGGAAACCCCATCAATTTGGCGATTTCATTGTTTTTTGTGTTTTTGTATTTTTGTTTGGCTTTAAATACATTTCCAACAGCGGCGGACACAGCAATTAAATTTGTGGATTGCTCCATAATATCTAAATAGCCTATTATCTCTTTATTTTTGATAAAAGCCCGACCAACTTTTACAGTTGTTCCCATAATATAATTGATCATATTGATACGATTTCCAAAATCTTTTTCTTGGAATACTAATCTCATCAAATATTTCATTCTTTCTTGGGCTGATAAGGTTTTCCAATATTCAGTATCTATTTCAATTGAAGGAAACTTATCGCCAAAATTCCAGTCATTCATATGAGTCCTCATAAAACCCACCCGTCTTTAGCGAGTTGGATAATGTTAAAGTTAAAATAGACAGTTTTGAAAGATGTCTAGCTTTTGTCCGTTAGGACATAGCCCTTACGAGCCATCTCCACCTTGCGGTGGGTATTTGTACATCATCGCCACTGACCAACACGATTATCTCAGACTTGACGAGCATCCGAGGTCGTTCCGACCTGCCACGGTCAGTTGATTCAGTTTGTCATTTTATTGCATCTTGCGATGCGAAGGGCTGACATTGGCTAGTAAACTGCTTTAAATCTCGTAGTGCTACCTCGTAGCAACTCGTTTCACACTACAAGCCCACTCCTCTTTAGGGGATGGGTAGTTTACTATTCGTCCTCGTCAAAAGAGTTTTCATCCGTAGTAGCATCTGTGTTATCTTTATTAAAAGTTCTTTTTCCACCATAGATTATCACTTCGCGCAATCTATATACGATAGAACCTATAAATATCATAATACCAATTGTCTTAATAGTAGCCCTAATTTTATTGTGATTTATCATATGGTCTCCATAAAACCCACTCCGTCTTTAGCGGATGGGAGTAAACTGTTTAAAATAGGCAGTTTTTCAAGATACCTAGCTTGTTGTTCGTTAAGAACTTAGTGGCAATTACTCGCCAACCTCACCTTTCGGTGGTATTTGTACATCCTCGCCACTGGCGAACATCGCTATCCCAAACTGGACGAGCATTCGGGACGATTTCAACCTGCTATGGTTAGTTCACTCAGTTTGTCATTTTATTGCACCTTGCAGTGCAAAAGGCTGACATCGGCTAGTCAACAGCTTTGAATCTCGTAGTGCTACCTCGTAGCAACTCGTTTCACACTACAAGCCCACTAATATTTAATCAGTGGATAGTTGACCATTTGAGTCCTCTTGAATAATTTTCTTGTCTTCAACTTCTTTCTTTTTTTTGTCAAGAAATTCTTTCTTTTTATGCTCTAAATTATTAGTAACACCTAATAACATTCGTGTTTTAATAACAAGACTCATTGTTAGACTCAGAAATGAACCAATTTTTGCTATAACTAGCATTCCCTCTATAAGCTTATCAACTTTTGATTTATCTGACATTTTTATTCCTTTTCGAGTATTTGATGATTTCCTATAGTCATATCTATAATTTTAATAGGAGTAATCACTTTTAAACCATCTGGCATTATAATAACCATAGATTCACGACCATCTTGCTTTGCTTTGAAAATATCATGAAATAGTTTCATTGAATCTTCATCATTATCAGCAATAATAGTGAAAACTAATGGCATGTCTGCATATGTATAATTAATGGCTTTCATGTTTCATTATATAGAAATAGCAATATAAGATGTGTTAGTTGATTTTTTAAAAATCAAAAATAGTTGAGATTTTTTTTAATACTCTTTGATCAGATAATATGTTTTTTAGTCCAAAATGAAGATTCTCTGGAAGAGAGTCTAATTTGAACCATTCATATTGGTAATGCTCATAATTGAGAATTGGTATATATTCTATATCTGATGTAGCTAAATAGCATTTATAAATAAAATGGTTGTATTGAGATACATTTATAGGACGATTTGAAATAATATTGTAATGTGTTTCTTCTAAAAATCCAGCTTCTTCTAATACTTCACGTTTAGCTGCTTGTAATGGAGATTCACATTTTTCTATGGTGCCACCAAAATTTGCCCATGTCGGTTCAACATCATTCCTCAATGCAAGAAGAATAGTTTTTTTTGTAGGACATATGATGATAAATCCGGCACCATGTTTCATATAAAATAACCACCTAATGAAAATATATCATTAAAAATGGTTTATCGTATCTATTTATGTATTGAACCAACTATTCCAATTAGATTAATAGGAGCTTCTAGAGGAGTCCATATAGAAATAGCACGACTAGCACTTGCACTACATTTTGGTGCAACGGCTATAGTTAAATGTGGATTGCCACTTAAACAAGGAAATGATGGCATATCTATTTTTAATGCGATTGCCTTTTCTGTAAAACCAATAGCTGTTGCTTTTAAAACAACTGATTGATTAATATTTTGCTGCATCCAATTTTCAAAATATGTTTTAGTCCACGCCGATGAACTATCCAAATCAGTATGAAATGCAATAGTTGTATGATGGCATTTCATATTCCATTCATTAGGAATATGACTACTCATCAAACTAGAAAGATAGTATTTATCTTCACTAGTTAAAAATATGGCGTGATAGAATAAATTCACTTCAATGAAAACCTAGAGTCTGCTTTTAATACATCTAATATATCTTTTTCATCATTTATTGGTAAATGATAAATAGGATATTTTACATGCTTTATATTGACCAACAAAGGGCGCTGTGTTTTTGAATATGTTTCAGCCCATTTTGTAAAATATTTAATATGAGAATCTCGATCATCCCATATAGTTACTTCTAAAATGTTAGGATTGTCTTTAAGAATTTTTTCAATTACACCTATTTTATAATTGAATGTAGTATAGTCTTCACTTGGTTTAAGTAAAATTCTATCAAAAAACAATTCTTTTTCAATCAAAAGCTTCTCAATTAATGGTCTAAATTCTTCCAATCGTCCTGTCATCATAATAGTCATTGTATCTTTATCATGAATTGCATTTTTTGCTGCATCTACAGTCGGTTGAATGAAGTTATTCACTGTTGCATACTTTGGATTTAATGTAATGACATTATGATGCCATCCATACCCATTTCCATTGTATGAATTCGTTATTTTACCAAAGGTCTTATTGTCATATAACACTGGGTTTGGTTGTGGATTTCGATACAATGTTCCATCAAAATCAAATACTTGTAGTTTTTTTATATTATTCATACCAGAAATATATCAATTAATTAACATATGTCAATATAAACCATAATTTACTATACACAAGGTGAATTATGAGAAGAATTAACATACACATTGATGAAGAAACGGATGATTCCGTTGATTTATTAGCTGAAATATTAGGAGTAAGTCGTTCTGAAGTTTTTAGAAAAGCAGTTGCATTGTTTTCTAAATCAAATAAAACTTCTATTGAAGAACATTTATCTTCATTTTCATTACCTGTAAATGATGTCGTTGCCGAAGAAGATTCCCTTCGGGAAATTATGTCGGCGGCGTTTCCATTTCAATCTATAATAATGTTTCCCTGGCAATATGATTTATTTAACAAGATTAAAGATTTTCAATTAACAGTTATTGCAACATCTAGACAACTAGGAATGACAACTTTTATGTTGGCTTATTGTGTACTTGAAGCTGCTTTAAAAAAAGATAGCAATGTTATATTCGTTACCAGCAATCATAATTTTATACAACTAAAATCATATGTTAAACGTATGATGGATAAAGCATCAGAGATTTTTGGTTTAACAAATATTAATCGAGCATCAACTTTTTCAAATGGATCTAGAGTAGACATTATAACATCCTCAAAACTTGAAGATGTACATTCATGTAATGCTACGCCATCTTTTATTTACTTTGATGATTATGCATTTTTAAAGAAACACAACCATACATTTATTTCTGATGTAATGCTATCTAGATTATTAGAAAGCAATTGTAAAATAGTATTTGGTTCGGTGCCAAATGGATTTAATCATTTTTTTCATCTTTACGATGAAGCCAATATTAAAGAAGGATGGCAATCTATCAAATTAGATATCAATCATAATTTATTAATAGATAAAGAAAGGATTGAAAAATTAAAACTATCACTGAATCAATTTGATTGGATGCAAGAATTCAACTGCATATTTATGGAGTCATAAAATGGCATTCAGTGGCATAATGAATTTAAGAGGTGATGAGCGTGTAAAAATGCTTCCTTGGCAACTTGAGGAGCTTAGAAAATGCGCATTAGATCCTATATATTTTATAAAAACCTATGTATATATCACAACAAAAGATGAGGGAACTCAATTATTTAAGATGTGGGATTTCCAGGAAGATTTAGTAAGAAAGTTTGACCAACATCGATTTAATATTGTAAAATTCCCACGTCAATGTGGAAAAAGTTCTACAACTCGTGCTTATTTACTATGGTATGCAATATTCAGTGAAAACAAATTGATTGCAATGTTAGGTAATAAGCTTGCATTAGCTAAAGAACAATTACAATTACTGCGTGAATCATATCTACATCTTCCTTATTGGCTACAACCTGGTGTAAAATCTTGGAGTAAACTTAGTGTAGAGTTTTCACATGGAACACGAATAATTGTATCAGCAACATCACCAGATAATATTCGTGGTCTTGCAATTAATACTATTTTTCTAGATGAGTTTGCGTTCGTAAAACCGCATATCGCTGATGATTTTATAGCATCTGTATTTCCTACCGTTTCATCTGGTAAAACTACAAAAGTTATTATAACAAGTACGCCATGTGGGATGAATCAATTTTATAGAATGTGGCAAGAATCCGTTCCTGAACCTGAAGTAGGAACGACTGATGATTTTATTCGTTCTGAAATTACATGGGATAGCGTACCGGGTAGGGATGAAGAGTGGGCAAGAGTTGAACAGAAAAGAATAGGTGAAATACGTTTTAATCAGGAATATAAATGTATTGGTTATGATGAAACAATAACCGTTAGAAATAAAAATACAGGTATAATTGAAACTTATAAAATTGGAGATTTTTATGAAAAAATTAAAAAATCCAATTTAGCGAGTGAACGAGCAAAAAAACGCTTTTCCGATCCTATTAAAAAAGCTGAAATACTTGAAAAAAGAAAAATTACAAATCTAAAACGTTATGGTTGTGCATACGCTTCTCAAAATATTGAGATTAAGCAAAAAGTTAAAGATACAGTTTTTAAAAAATTTGGTGTTGCTTGCTCTACAAAAATAGAATCAGTTAAACAAGCTAGAATAAATGCACTTGAAAATAATAAAGAAAAAATAAACCAAAAACGAAAAAACTATTGGACGGATGAAGCTAAAGCTAATGCATTAGAAAAAAGAATAAATTCCAATTTGTTAAAATATGGCGTTAAAAGTGTTGTTGAACTACCTTATATTAAAGATAAGATTAGTAAAAAAGCATTGGAAAGATTTTCAGATCCAAGTGAAAAATTGCGTTTTAAAGCATTCATTTTTTCCAAATATGGTGTTGAAAATATAATGCAAGTTCCTTGGGTAAAGGATAAAGCAAAAGAATCATGTATAAAAAAATTTAAATCATATACATATTTAGGTTCTGACAATCGTAGAAGTAAAATGGAGTTAAAAAAAATATGGACTCCTATATCACGATTTTCAGAATTTAAACGCTATAAAATACAATGTGCTAAAGAAACTCGAAAACACATCAAAGAATTGTTTTCTTTATGGAATGGTCGATGTTATTATACTGATGCTGAACTGATAATAGATCAAAATAAATATAATCATCCTCTATATCGAACAATAGATCATATAATCCCAATACAATATGGTTTTGTAAATCAAATTCCACCTTGGGAAATAGGTGACATCAAAAATATGGTAATATGTAGTCGATCTTACAATTCTTTTAAAGGTAATAGAATATTGGAGGGAGTAAATGTTAATTAAAAATGATAAATATGAAATCTTAACTCCATTTGGATTTAAATCATTTGATGGTATTTCAAAAACACCTGCTCAAGCAGGCGTTATTTTACATTTAAGTAATGGACATAAATTTAAATGCGCATGTAATCATTTATTAATGACAGATGTTGGCTTTAAACCTGCGGTAGATTTATATAAAAAAACAGTTCTTTTTACTGGCTTAAATGTAACAGTTGATTTAATCGAAAATACTTATGATGAATTTTATGATGCAATTCAAGTTGATACAACTGATCATTCCTATGTCTCATCAAACCTAATCTCTCATAATTGTGAATTTATAGGCAGTATATCAACATTAATTGACCACACATTTCTTAAAGAAATGAAAGCTGTCACACCTTTAGTTATTAGCCGATTACCAAGTTATATCAAAGTATGGCAACTTCCCTTACCAAAAGAACGATTAGAGCGTGAGAATTGGGAATATGTTGCTAGTTTGGATACTGGATATGGTGTGCATATGGATAGTACCGTTCTTCAACTATGTCTTGTTAAATCAAATATCACAATACATCAAGTTGCTAAAATGTATAGTAATTCTATGGATGTTGAGTTGTTTTGTAAAAGGGCAAGAGAATTATTAAAAAGCTACCATGATCCTAGTTTAATTATTGAACAAAATGGTCCAGGCGCAGTAGCAACTACTTGGTTTCACTCAACCGCTGAATATGAAGGTCTTTTACATTTTGATGGTGGTGTTAGGCATATGGGTCTATGGGCTACGGATAAGATGAAAGAAAATGCTGTAATCCTTATTAAGGCATATATTCAACGTGGGTTTCTAAAAATATCAGATATCGATACTATGGATGAATTGAAAAGTTTTGGTCGCGTTGGTGTTAATAAATGGGGTGCAATGGGTGGAAATCATGATGACCATGTGACTTCATTATATTGGATTCCTTATTATCTTAATACACAATTATTCTATGGAAATATCATTGATGTAAACTTACAACAGCTTATGGATGATGAAATTATTCTTGGTGTACATAAAGATGAGGAAGATGATAAAAGACTTCATACTGAACGGAATGGACCTATAAGTAATATGTCCAAAATAATGGAAGATGCAACTAAATATATGGATAGAAATCGATTTTATAATGTTCCATCACCATTTGATAAGTATGGAAATGATAATGATTCTAGTGTATCAGTTTTTAAATTATAATTAGGTTATTATTTGGTTGGCAATCATTTGTTCGATGGACAAATCAGTGCCAACCATATTACTATATCAAACCTATAAACTTATAAAATATGACTAGAGGCTATTTTTATGAAAGGATTCGGTTACTTCAACAACTTTGATGACCTCCAAAAATTAACAGCAAAATTTGAACATGCTGATCTTATTCCTATGGAAGATGAAGACCCAGAGGATTTTGACAATGTAGAGGTTCCGTTGCTTGATAAGGGAGATTTTATTAAATCAACAACTACTAAAGATGAGAAAAAACCCAAAGGAAGCGCAGCTTCTCCAAATCCAAATGATGGTGAAGGTGAAGATGATGATTCTATTTTTGGAAATTATGAAAGTTTAGGTGGAATGGGACTGAACTTGGATAAAGAATTAGCAACAATGGAAGCATTTCAACCAGGTCAATCAGTAGATGATTCAGGTGAAGCGACAGCTCATGATAGAACTGATTTAGCTAAACGTGATAAGTTAGATACATCTGATGTAAAAAAATTATTTGATGAAATGTTCAGTAAAAATTATACAGGACCGGGTGCAGGTAAATATACATATGACCAATGGGCTGGAAATCAAAATACTATAATTGATTTAGGTGTTAAAAAAACATTTGATTCAAGACCTGTTACTAATATACAGACTACTAGTATTCCAATGGCAAGAATTCCAAATAACCAAGCAAATAGTCAAGCAAATAAGCTTAATAAGAATAGTAAAAATACGAGATTATAATGCCAAAGTTCAATCGTATATTAAGTGCTCTTGAAGCAGTTCACTCTATTGCACCTCCTGTGGTAGAGAATGTAGATCCATTATATGTATCTGACTTCATTCATTATGCATTTGAAAACGCATCTGATTTTGGTATTAATGGATTTGAAAAAGATTGGTTTTGTGAATATAATGCTAAATTACCAAAAAAAGCAATATCTTTTATAGGAGGATTGCTTGAAGAGAGGGGGCATATTATTTCACGCAAATCTTTAACTGAAGGAATTCACATATTTTCTAAGGAGGAAATCGATGAGCCTACCTAAACTTGTTTACGATCAAAATTGTCCTATTTGTGTCAATTATGTCAGAATGATTAGAAATAAAATTGGCGCAGACCAACTAGAAATGACACCTGGTGGTACAGAAGCTGAAGATTTTACTTATATTGCTAAGGATACATTGACATATAAAGGTGGCGTTGGTATTGATAAATTTGCTGAAGATTTTCCGGATGTGCTTTCTTATTTTTGGATGTTACCGGCTAAATTCAAATCAAAAGCTCTCCAGGCTGCATATAAAGTTGGATCGGCGGCTCGCAACTATCTTCGCCGTGGCGGATGTGGATGCGGTGGTGGTAATAAAAAATAGATACTCACTAAAAAAAGATTCTGATAAGAATCTTTTTTTTTCATTTTGATGATTTACCTTTTAAAATAAATATAAAAGGTCATTTATGCGCTTCACTGAATATAAATTAAGTTTAATAACCCCCACACATGGCACACCATATTTAACTGAATTGTATATCAGTATAAAAAATCAAACATATGATAATTGGGAATGGATATTGTTACTCAATGGTGATTTTAAAATGGCAAATATTCCTATTGATATTTTAGATGATATTAGAGTAAAAATATATGAAGACAATACTGGAAATAGCAATATTGGATATCTAAAAAATAAAGCATTTAGTTTTGCTACTGGAGATATTGTTGTTGAAATGGATCATGACGACCTAATTCTTGAGAATTGTCTTGAAGAATTAAATAAAGCATATCAATATGAAGATGTTGGCTTTGTATGGTCTGATAATATCATATACAATATGAAAAATGATTTTGTTCCATATAATAGTGCATGTGGATGGACATATAAGATGTTTGATTGGAATGGAAAATCAATGTATTGTATGGATGGTTTTAAACATAATTCACGAAGTTTAGCTTTTATATGGTATGCGCCAGATCATATTAGAAGTTGGCGTAAATCAGTATATGATTCTATTGGCGGACATGATGAAACATTAAGTGTATTAGATGACCAAGATATAATGGCACGGACATATTTGGTTACTCGATTTTTTCACATTGAAAAACCATTGTATGTATATCGAGTAACCGGTGAAAATACTTGGATTCAAAGAAATCAAAGTATTCAATTGGGTACACACGATATATTTAAAAAATATGCATACGCATTAGCTGAGCGTGATGCTGATTTATCTGGATTACTTAAAGTAGATCTTGGAGGTGGTTTATTTCCTCGTCCTGGATATATAACAATAGACCTAGAAGATGCAGATATAGTTTGCGACCTAAATGAGGGTATTCCTTTGCCAGATAATAGTGTTAGCGTAATAAATGCCCATCATGTATTAGAACACCTTAAAGACCCCTTAAAATCGATGTCTGAGATTCATAGGGTATTAGCTGATGGAGGGTGGGCGATGATTGATGTACCGAGTACAGATGGTCGTGGCGCATGGATGGATCCATCTCATGTTTCTTTTTGGAATGAAAACTCTTTTTTATATTATACGAAAAAAGACCAAGCTCAATATATACGAAATAAAACCATTAGATTTCAATCATTTAGATGTGAAACACATTTTCCAAATCAATGGTATAAAGAAAAGGATATTCCTGTAGTAACTGCATGGTTGGTAGCAATTAAAAATGACAATAGACGACCACATCCAATAGAAATTTAA